TAAGTTCTCCACTATGTTGTTCTTGTTTTGTGTCCATAGCGTTAACGTGAGCACTTAATTCAATATAACCATAAAATACATAACCACACAACGAAGCTAAAATTGCCATCAAGATATCTTTATATCCTAAATCACTCATCTTATCCTCCTACTTTATGTAGTTATAAATATAAGATTAATCAAAAAAAAAAGACCCATATTTCTATGAGTCTTTAATTTTATTTGTAGTGTGTTACTTATGCGTCGAATGTTGCACCTGTTGGAAGGATGTTGAAATCCAAAACAATAAATTCCGCAGTTTTTGCAGGTTGTATAAATATTTGTCCGTACATAATGTTTCTATCAATAACATCTGGTGTGTTATTACTCTCGTCCATTACCACTTTAAAGGCATATAACCCTTGTCGTTGTTGTACTGACTCTAAATAAGGATTAACTATGTTTAAGAATCTATTTCTAGTTACTGCAGTGTTGTTTTCAAACACCAAGTACCTTGAACTACTTGCAATGAATTTCTTCAATGAAATTAATAGACGTCTTACGTTAATTCTATCTAGTGCACTTGGCTTAGCTTGTAAGGTTTTTTGACCCCAAGCAACAACTCCAGCATTCGGGAAACTTGCAAGTGGATTAATCCTATTTTCATACAAGTCATCTCGTTCACTATGTGTTAAACGTGTGTAAGCTTCAATTGCTTCACTGATTCCACCTCTGTTTAGTCCAGCTGGTGCAAACCATGGTTCAGAAACTTTGTCACTGTAAGCTATAATACCCGGCATTACTACACTAGGCGGTACCCACATTGGTTTGTTTCTATTAACGTCAAGTGTTTTAACCCAAGGATAATAAACAGCAGTATAGTTACTGTCAATTGTTTGAACAGTACTTAATGCTGATGCAATATTTGCGGTTAATGTAAAACCATCCATTAAATAGAATGTATCGTTTCTATCTTCACATACTTCAATAGCTCTAGCTGTTATTCCACTATGTAATTCTTGTAGAATACCTGGAGTTACCAACATATTGATATCAAATTCATCCGGATTACTAATTGCAGCGATTGCTTTTCGATAAGCAGTGTCACCCCAAGCTCCAGCAGTTAAATTAAACCCTTGTGAGTTAGTAGATGTTATAGAACTACCCACTAAATGTTGAGTATGAACTTTGTATCCGTCAAAACCACCTTGGAAAGGTACAATGAATTTTCTAGTATCAGTAGATGTATCACTAGTTACTCCAATAGAACCTGTGTATGGTGCTGTTGCTGTTGGTGTATTAGCACCTGCAGGTTGATTAAAGTTACTTAACACAAAATCCACGTTACTTCCGTTAGTTGTTGTTGTTTTAAACAAATCAACAGGTAACGGTTTCAAATAATTGTAGTTGTCTACAGACGTATAGTCAAATCCAAAAGGTTTCTTCTTGTTGTAAATACCACCAATGTTTTGGTCAGCTACGTAAGACGGATTAATTGGTTGTGTAATACCAGATGGTATAGGACTAGTTAATTTTCTGAATCCAAAAGGTATAAGTGTTGCACTAAGCGCTCCGGCAATTGCAGCGTCTGCAACTTCAACTCTAATGTTGGCTGATTTGTTACTGTAATCACCATTACTTGTTAATTTACCTACAGAATCAACTGTAATATATTTATCACCAATTGCTCGTTGAATAAAGTTAGTTGAATCTGGATTTAAGTTAACATTTAAGAATGTTTCAATTACATTTTGTCTACTATCACTGTCATCTGTACTGTATGGAGAACCATACACGTTGTCTTGATCTACTGCTCTAAGTACTACATTAAATGAACCATAATCACTACCAGGTATTGTACCTGCTGCACGTATGTTTTCAATTTGTACTTTAAATTCGTAGTTGGTAGATGTACCGTGAGATAAGTGATGAAATTTAAACAAGTTCTGTGAATTTCCACCAACTAGTTGTGATGTAATCCAAGGTGTACTTGCTGCTGAATAATCATCGTTGAAATCCCATTCAGTTGTTCCACTACCTGTTGCTATTTCAAATACTGTTCCCGCATCTGCTGATAAACTAGCACTAGCGTTGGTACCAAATAATACATAGTTGTATGCTGGTGTAATACCTGTTGGTAAATAACCAAATATGTCACCTATATAGGCGTTATCATTAGGATCAATTGAACTACTGTAAGCTGTACCGTTATCAGAACCACCTGTAAATGAACCTGATATAGTTAATACGGCATCACCTGCAGCTGAACCTGTTAGGGCTGTTGAAGTTTCAAAATATGCTAATGTGTCTGCGTTGGTGGTAACTTGAGTAGGATGTAGTACAGATATTAATCTTTTTCCGTAACTACCGGAAGCAAGTACGTATAAAGGATTGATAACTTCGTAACCACCAATTCCTAGTGTTCTTACAATAGTTGCTTTTCCTGCGTTTTTTAAATAATTTTGTACAGCGTAAGGTGTGTACATTGTTTCTTTTGTAGGTCCAAATTTTTGTACAAATTCGTTACCTGACTCTACAATAGTAGGAACAAATGCTGGTCCTTTTACTGTTGGTCCTATAAATGCCGCTCCTATTTCACCAATACCTTGTGGTAAGAAAGATAAATCTCTTTCATTGGTAAATACTCCGGGACTTACTATTTTTTCTGCCATTTTTTCTCCATAATTTTATAATGAGGGTTTGTTAATATAATTCAATAATAAATATTAAATAAATTTCCAAACGTTATACTTATTCCGTTTTATTTGGAATAAATTCACCTGTATCTAAATTAATGGTACCATCACCGTACTTATCTGTTAATTTATTAGCAAAGTCTTTCTCTAATGTCTGGGTAACATTGTAATTAGATAAATGTTTTTCAATTTCTGTATCAAGTAAGTGTTCTTGTATTCTTAACTGTCCAAGTGTAGCAGTAACCTGAGCATACTTTTCTTGAATAGTTTTAATTTGATGGAGTTCATCTTCTGTAAATTTAATTGGTTCTTTCATAACTTTTAGAATTCACTTATATTTTTAGTTTATAAGTTTGATTGATTAATGTTTTTGTGATTGTATATTATTGTTTTAATATATAAATAACTATAAGAAAGTAATCCCAAACGTTAAGAATTTAACAAGTTTTTTTAGGTTATTATTAATATAATGCGTATTTAGCATTTAGATAATCCCTAACCACATCATGCTCTGCTTCGTTTAAAACTCTATCATACATAATTATTTCAGCTAGTTTCATACCAACCGGAGCTCCGCCACCCCTTGCTCCTATTATTGCAAGGCCTCCCATATTCGGGTTTGAAGCATTAGGGTTTAAATTCATTAAAAAATTACCATTCCAATTTGCAGTTGTTTGAATACCAACTCTTTGATCCCAATCAAATAAATGTGGGTCTGTTACAGGTGTTGATGTAACGGGGGAAACATCTGTATCTCCCGAACCAAACACTATTTGCATGTTGTCTCCATAACCAAGGGTAACCCAATGTAAACTTGCTAGTGCTAATACCGTACCGCCAATGCCCGTTTTTTGTGCTACTATAAAAGCGGTATATGGAACAGTAAATCTTCCTGCCAATGGAAATATTAAACTATCATTAATACCATCAAATTCTATACAAGGCATATTGTTTGAACCAAAACCACTATCTCTATATATAGGTTGATTTAAAAGAGTACTTTGTTCAAAATCGTATCCGTTACCAGCCAAATTTTCTAGAAAATAAACAGGGTCTGCATTTGTAGGTTCTCCGTCATTAACACCATTAGTAGCATTCACCCATAGTTGTACTCCTGTAACATCAGAAAAACTAAGTTTACAATTTACTTTAGGTGTTGCTTCTAACAATGAACCACTACCATAACTTGTTATAGGTACATTATTTATGTCATCCACCACTTCAGTATTCCAAACAACTTTAGCAGGACTATAAAATTTAGTTGCGGTTGATTTATGACGTGCTTCTTTAGGAAGTAACCTACCTTGTAGTGTTAAATCAAACGTTGCTTTAACAAGTCTATCTTCACCTACATTGTTTGTTACTTCAAAGCTAGCACCATCAGTTTTAACTGTAAATTTAAAAGTT